CTGCCGCCATCATTCTGGATGACACAAACAGTACCACCAGAGCCAGTGCTAAGTATTTTAAGCCAGTCATTATCATTTGTACTCATTTGGTTTATGGAAAATGTTCTACTGCTTCCTGTTTGGTCTAGGTAGAAATAGCCACCTGCATAACCTTGACCGTCAAAGTTTACAGTGTTTGAATCTCCATCAATATCCATGTAATTAGTCGCACCATCATAGTCTATATCGACATTAATTGTGTTACTATCTCCATTGATAATCCAATCTAAATCAGTGTTACTTGACATAGAAGCTGTTGCTAGGTCTAGTGTAAATGTATTACTACTTCCTGTAGCTTGCACATTAACATTAGAACCGTCTGCTCCGTATGTGTTGTTAGGGTCTACTTGTATGGTAAAAGCATTACTGCTTCCATCAAAATTAAAGTAGCCTGTAAAGTTATCAGCCCAGATATCTCCTAAAAAAGAGTTAGTTGAACCTATTTGATTTACATCCAGTGTCATTGTAGACCCATCTAAATCAAAGGGTGTTAGTGACCCTGCTGATGATAGTAAGCCACCAATAATGTTAGCCGAACCAAGCTGTTCTAAATCTAGATTAGCTGTAGCCCCACTTTGCTGTACGTATATCTCGTTGTCTGCGGCATATGTCAGTGTTGACAAAATGCTTAGTGCAGTTATTATTATTATTTTATTCATATTCCCAATAGCCTCTCTCTATTCCTATATGTATTATATTTAAAACCCCCGACTCTATTGCCTTTTGCAAAGCTATAGAGATACTCTCATTCTCAGCCACACCACCCTCTATCTCCACTAGCTGAGTGCCAGTTTCAATAAAGCGAAATATGTCCTGCGAAATACTTGTGGATAGAATACTTTTAGATACTAATGTTTCTGTAAGCACCTCACCTGTAGACACTGAAACTAATCTTAATGATATAGTAACTGTATCTTCTCTGTAAGATTTACTATTCCCGATGCCTAAGTATCGTGCACCGATGCCCCCAGATTTTAGATTAGCTTCATAGCTAATTACTCCACCCTGAACTAATAGCCCTGCAAAAAGCAAAGGCTTCATCTTATTCTCTTCCTCAAATTCTTTTCGAGTTGACCTAATAAGTTGACGTTCTTTTGTAAGGTCATCTAGACCTACTCTTTCTACTACCCTAAAAAAATTACCGTTGGACGTATGCTTAAAAGCCCTGATTAGAAATGCTTCAGGGGCTTGAGTGACGGCTGTGCTAAAGAGAGCGAACGTGCTGTTGCTTCTTCGTTGACCTGTCATATCCCTAAAACTATTAGGGTATATAGCTATGGTTGGTTTGTTTTTAGCCGCAGGTAAGTTCTTTAGTTCTTCTGATTGTAGGTCTAGTGTTGATGTCGGTTGTATTTTCTTTGTTAAAAATAAATCGTCATTAGCATTAAAGACTGCACAACTAGAAAGTAAAAGTACCGATAGGCAAAGTGATAGTCGTAGTTTCTCCATTTGAGTCCGTGATAGTTAGGGTTATATATACACCATCACTACTATATGTAATGGTATTACCTTCTAATTCTATAGTTCCTTCTGAGCTAGGGTTCTCTCCAAATAAGTTTTCTACTAGCTGTCTTGAAAGCTGTGCATAAATTCTAGATTCTAAGTTTCTTACAAATCTAGCAAGTGTTGTGTTTTCTTTGTCTCTTTCAATCTCATCTTGCAAAGCCTTGAGTTCTGCCTTGAGTGATAATTTTCTTGAGTGCTCTTGATTTTCAATCGTAAGGTAGTGTGAGCTTGTGTTGTTCCCATTAAAACTAGGGCTTTTAAATTTAAATATTTGCTCGTCTGCTAAACTGTGTACTGAATAAAAGACTACAACCATACACCAAAAAAATACACAGATTGTGCAGTTTCGTATTGATTTGTAACTTCTAAACGTAGGTTTTAATTTCATTTTTATTCTATCCATCCTTTTAAAATATTAGTCATAATCAAGCAAGCACAAACAAGATTAATTAAAAGAATAATAGTTCGTATAATTGTAATTTGGTTTTCTACAGGTGCTGTATCTTCATCGTTAAATGAACCCAATGAATATTTCCACACTTTCCATAATTTTGACATTACTAATCTTTCCTTTGGTCTTCTCTGTCTGATTTTGCTATTTTGTCTGTGTCAATTAAATTAGGTACTCCTAATAAAGTTTTAAGAAGTACGTCTTGTCGTATAGATTGATTATCTAAAGCCCTTACCCTATCAATTAATGATACGATAATACCATACTGGCTGTCGAGTTTTGTAGATACCCTCTCTTCCATAGTATCTAAACTTGTTTGAACCTTTTCATCTAGTGTATCTAGTTTAGTTTCCATGCCGTCAATAATTCTGTTGATAAGTTTAGACACGAACCAACCTAGACCCATTGCGGCGGCAATAGGAAATCCGACTTCTGTTATAAAGGTTACAACTTCAGACACTATTTATCGGGAGTATGTGATGCACCAAAATAAAAACTAATCACAGCACTTGCTAAACCACCGAGGTAGCCGAGCACTAAGTTAATAAGAGCTTCAGAGTTTTGCTCTGGTGGTTGTAGGGTAACGAGAAATATATATCCCATGAATCCTCCAACAACTGTTACGCCTATTATTCTTGCTGTCCAATCCTTTGAAAACTTTCCACGAGCATCCTGCTTATCTTGAGTTTCTAATTCAAATACGTCTACGTCCAGTTCCTTCATTTGGATTTCAAAAGCATTCTCTGCTTTTTTAAGCTCTAACATTTGTTCAGGCGTTGCTTCCGCTACAGCCTTTTCTATGGCTTTAGGTGTGTTAGGACACCCAAGTACATCAGCTATCATGTTAGCCGCCATACCACCCATAGGACCGCCTAGAGCAGTACCTAATGTAGGAGCTACTGCACCTATTAAATTCTTTAACAAATTCTTCATTCGGATACTCCTATTACCATCATTTGTAGTTCTCTACTACGTCCACCTACTTGATTAAACCAACGACTGTCTTCCATTTCAACAGCCATCTGTTTCCAGTTACCTTCTTTACAAGCCTTTAACATATTCTTAAACTTAGAAAGTCTTGTACCACCTAAGTTAAAACACATGTTGACTAGTACATGTTGGATAGTTGTAGGTAGTCTATTAAAAGAAGGTATGCTACCATAAATATGAGCCGCTTCTTGATAGTGTTTATTGAAATCATCTGTAAAATATAAGTCAACAACTTCTTGTGTTACAGGCGTACCCACTTCCCAAGTATACTCAGGGTCTTGTGGTTGACATAGATGTCCTATGCCTAAAGTTTTATAGCCTAAACTATCTTCGTATATTTTTAAGACCTCGCCTTCGTGCCTTTTAATATCTGCTTTACAATCTTCTATATTCATAATCCTAATCCTTTCATTTGAGATTTCAACTCTCTATCTTCCAAATCTTGTACGGCTTTTGAGGATGCGTTAAACGGTAACCCTGTTTGCCTGTTAATCATTTCGTCAGGTTCTTCCTTGACGTTAGGTACGTTCATAACTAACCCACCTCTTGCGTATTGTTTTGCTTTGTACTTCTTAGTCTTACTAGTCTTACCACGTGCCGCACTTCTCATTTCTTTTCTTATGTCAGCAGGTATTAAACCATATCCTGGCACGTTAGTAACTAATATTTCTGGTATGTTTTTTCTATATAGTATACCATCAATAAAGTCTTGTGGCAATGGTCCTGCAAAAGTTTTAGCTATAGATGTTAAAGTTCCTGCATTTCTGTCGTATTCATTATCATACTTTGCGGCATAATCAAAAGGACCAATACCACCCCATCTACGCACAGCCTCAAATATTAATGTACCATCATCTTTATCTCTACCTGTTTCGTAGTCTTTTAAGTTTTCACCTTGACTTCTAATTGTATTACCTATATGAGCTACTCCACTCATCAATAGTACAGTAGGTATTACTTTAGGGAGAGACTGAGCAGGACTGTTAACAGCTTCGTTTGCAAATCTTTTAAGTATAGTATTATTAAATACTGTAGGATATCCTGCAAACTGTACTAG